GACCAAATCATAGCTGTATTCCGATTAGAGCCAGATGATGTACGCTCTACTTCGATGGGTGCAGGAGGTGAGGATGTGCTACTTAGTCCTCGTGCAAGGGAAGCATTCCCTGTCTCAATAGAATGTAAGTCTCGAGACAAGATAGCTGTCTATGGTTATTATGAACAAGCAGAAGAGAACGCTAAAGGTAGAGGTGAACCAGTAGTGTTCATCAAACAGAATAGAAGTAAACCACTAGTGGTAGTAGATGCAGTATACTTCTTAAACATTATGGAGAAACAGAATGGATGATTACAAAGTTCAGTACAAGTTTGAGCACATTGATTGTGACAAGGATATAATTAAGTTTGAGTTCAGTAAAGCAGACGCTACAACCTGGGATGAGGTACTTGAAAAGTTCCTAAAGTTCTTGTCTGCTGTCTACGGATACGACATCTCTGAGCAGGTAGAGTTCAATACTGTGCATGATCGCTTTAATGAACTACATAAGTTTACATTTGAAGAGGATGAAGATGACAACACACCTAGTAATTCCTGACTGCCAGGTTAAGCCAGGTGTGGATCTGTCCTATCTCTCATGGGTAGGGCAGTACATCGCAGACAAGCAGCCTGATGTCATCATCAACATTGGTGACTTTGCTGACATGCCTAGCCTCTCATCCTACGATATAGGTAAGAAGTCTTTCGAGGGGCGTAGATACAAGCATGACATAGAGGTAACTCACTACGCAATGGAGAAGTTGCTAGCACCACTGAAGGAACTTAATGAGCACCAACGACGAACAAAGCAAAAACAATATAGACCCCGAATGGTTCTCACGCTTGGCAACCACGAGGAACGAATTGTCCGAGCAGTCGAAAGCGATCCTAAACTCGACGGCACTATTGGTCTCGATGATCTCGGATATAGAGAAGCAGGTTGGGAGGTGTTTGATTACCTTACTCCTGTTGTTATTGACGGCGTGGTATATTGTCATTTCTTTACCAGCGGGGTGATGGGCAGGCCAGTAACATCGGCAGCCGCACTGCTTAACAAGCGCCACATGTCAGCAGTTATGGGGCATGTGCAGGGCAGGCAGATTGCTTACGCTAATCGTGCTGATGGCAGGCAGATCACTGGCCTGTTCTCAGGGTGCTGCTACCTACATGATGAAGATTATCTGGGTGCACAGGGTAACAACTACTGGCGTGGTATCTGGATGCTACATGAGGTAGAAGATGGACAGTTCGACGAGATGCCGGTTAGTCTTAAATACTTGAGGAAGAAATATGGGTAAGTTTACAGAGATGACGTTTGAAGAGTTTGAGAAGATGACTAACGCATGGACACAACAGGTAGGTGGTGATCACTACAAAGGTGTAGAGATGCAGCCTTGGCGGGTAGTTCTAGACTGGGGGCTTGATCCTTGGCTGGCTAACGTACTGAAGTATGTACAACGACATAACCTCAAGAAGGGTAAAGAGGATCTCGAGAAAGCCCGCCACTACCTAGACTTTGTTATCGAGAACTATGACAAAGTCGTTGACAAGTACTACAAATCCTAGTATAATATATGTCCCTCACGTTTCAGGATGTATCAGATAGGCTCAAGCAGATAGACGAGCTAACGCTGGTAGAGATGCTTGGGATTACGTCAGAGGATCTAGTAGACAGGTTCTCTGACATCATTGAACAGAAGATTGAAATACTACTAAAGGAAGTGGACTGGGATTAATATGGATCTATACCAACAATTTATTGCAAAGTCACGCTACTCTCGTTTCCTCCCAAATCAAGGCCGTCGAGAAGACTGGGAAGAATCAGTACAGCGATACATGGACTTCATCACCAAGAAGCTGCAAGAAGAGCAAAACTATACACTGTCTGATCAGCTTCGTGCTGAGCTAACATCAGCCATTGTTAACCTGGAAGTTATGCCCTCTATGCGGGCTATCATGACAGCAGGCAAGGCTCTTGAGCGAGACAACACTGCTGGCTACAACTGTAGCTACCTACCTATTGATGACCCCAAAGCCTTTGATGAGGCAATGTACATCCTGCTCTGCGGCACAGGCGTAGGATTCTCTGTGGAGCAGAAGTATGTTAATCAACTGCCTGAAGTCCCTGATCAGCTATTCAATAGTGAAACTATTATCATGGTTGCCGATAGCAAAGAGGGGTGGGCCAAAGCTCTACGCCAACTCATTGCTCTACTCTATTCTGGTGAAGTGCCAAAGTGGGATCTATCGAAAGTACGTCCTGCTGGGACGCGTCTCAAGACGTTCGGTGGGCGAGCCAGTGGACCCGCTCCGCTTGAGGAACTATTTAAGTTCACGATTCAAAAATTCAAAGGAGCCATTGGTCGTCGTCTATCATCTATCGAGTGCCATGATATTCTCTGCAAGATCGGGGAAGTTGTTGTGGTTGGCGGTGTACGGCGTAGTGCCATGATTTCTTTGTCTGATCTTGAAGATGATCGGATGCGTAACGCTAAAGCAGGAGCATGGTGGGAACATAATGGACAACGAGCACTGGCTAACAACTCAGCAACTTACGAAGCTAAACCAGACATTGGACTATTTCTCCAAGAGTGGACGAGCCTCTATCACAGTCACTCTGGAGAGCGAGGGATCTTCTCTCGAGAAGCCTCTAAAGCTCAGGCTGAAAAGAACGGACGAAGGAATCCTAATTACGACTTCGGTACTAATCCCTGTAGCGAAATCATCCTGCGTCCCTACCAGTTCTGTAACCTGACTGAGGTAGTAGTACGTGCTGATGATACCTTTGAGACACTGAAGAACAAGGTTCGTATTGCTACCATCCTTGGTACGTTCCAATCTACAATGACTCACTTCCCATATCTTCGTAAGGTGTGGAGTAAGAACACAGAAGAAGAGCGCTTGCTTGGTGTATCATTTACTGGTATCCTTGACAATGAGTGGATGGGCACTGTGTCCGAGGACACTGCAAAGAAACTGGAGGCTTTACGTGAAGAAGCTATTAGAACAAACGCTGACATATCCAATGCTCTTGGGATCCCTCAAAGCGCTGCAATCACTTGTGTCAAGCCTAGCGGTACTGTTAGTCAACTCGTTAATTCTGCCAGTGGCATTCATACTCGACACAGTCCTTACTATATTCGTCGTGTTAGAGGAGACAAGAAAGACCCGCTGACGCAGTTCATGGCTGCAGCAGGTGTACCAGCAGAGGATTGTGTGATGCGTCCTGAGTCTACTGTGGTGTTCTCATTCCCACAGAAAGCACCAGAGGGTGCCAGGACACGAGAGGCTTTGACTGCAGTGCAACACCTAGACCTCTGGCTCATGTACCAACGTCACTGGTGCGAGCACAAGCCTAGCGTAACTATCTCAGTCAAGGAGTTTGAGTGGATGGATGTTGGTGCTTGGGTATGGAGGAACTTTGATGAGATCTCTGGTGTATCTTTTCTTCCGTATGATGGAGGCACGTATCGTCAGGCTCCATATGAGGAGTGCACGAAAGAAGAGTATGAGGCTCTGCTAGCGAAGATGCCAAAGAATCTTGATTGGCATAGCTTAGTTGAGGTTGACGATAACGTCGAGGGAGCGCAGACCTTGGCCTGTGTAGCTGGACACTGCGAGATCTAGGAGACTTCAATGGACTTTGAAATTAGTTTTATTACAGGTGTATCGCTAGGTATCGAGGTGGTTGAGATGGAGAAGAACTACCTCGTTATTGATCTACTGATTGTTAGGGTTCTTATTAGTAAGAATACTGACGACTGATTCGTACTGTAGGTAACAAGCTTCTAGGGCAGATCTTAGTTGGTCTGCTCTGGTAGCTTCCCTTGCAAGAAACTCTGCATGTTCTCTTGAAAGCTCTGCCCCAGTGGATGCTTTACAATCTCTGGCGGTATCGGGCACACTACTGGCTGAGGGACGCTCGCGCAGGCTGTTAACAATAGACTGATGCTTATCGTTAATACTCTTGATCTGACCATCTTTCTGTCTCCTGATCTGCTCAGCCTCTGCCCTTAGATTAACTTCCTTCTTCCTGGCTGAATCATAAGCTTTGTTGAGTTCCTCAGCATAAGTCTTCTGAAGCTCAGCCAGCTTCTTATCTGCTCTCCACTGTGTGACCACAGAGCCTGCTGCCAAGCAGACTAGAGCTACAGATAGATACCTAGCTATTGTCCAATACATTGCTTATACTCAGCTTCTCGTCTGACTGCTAGTCCTTTGACGACTTGTCCTCCTGCTCTGTTCCACCTGAGGATTTCTTTGCATGCTCCCTCGTAGTCTCCTTGGTTAAGTTTTCTAACCAGAGTAGAACCACAGAAAGCACTAGGACCAATATTGTAAGCAAGACTAACATATGCGTCATACTCGTGTTGATGGAGTGGAACACTGACGCATTGCTTCATAGCGCCCTCAAACTTAACTATGTCTTCAGCCTTACGCTGTAGGGCTTTGACAGGGTCTATACGGTCCTGTGGCTTAACATCCTTAGTGGTACCAAAGCCAATAGTCCAGACCCCTACAATGTCCTGGTAGGCTGTGCTAGAGAACCCCTCATGGGTAGCGATACCTATCAACCCCAGCCCACTAAGAGCCAGGGTGACTAGAGCCTTTCTCATTCTGTAGACAACCCACGCTTGAGCCTACGCTGTCTGATAAACTCTGCGTAGTACTCAGGATCTGTCTGCATCTTCTCAGCATGGAACCTGTTAGAAGCTAGCGTCCTAGCCCTGTCTGCTGCTTGCTTGACCAACACACGCTTACGCTCTTTAGTTAAAGCATCAAACTGAGGGTTCTCAATTATGGCACTAATACGCTCATTGACCAGATCACCAGATAGTTTACTGTACTTCTCGTAGTCAGTAGAGTTTAGCTCTACATCCCTAAGCTTACGAGATGGCATGCTGATACCAACACCATATTCTTTCAAAGCATTGGCAACAGGAGTATCTGTTTCTTCTCGTGTGGCAATACCAAGAGAACCAAGGAATGTATAAGCAGGATTAGGACGGGGCTGACCTGTAATATCAAACCTAATTGGTAGTTCTTGCCTTAGACCAGGTATACGATTAGCAAGACCATCGTAGAAGCTCTGTACATCACGCTGCACTGGGTCGTTAATTCTTGCTACCTGTGCAACAGCACCTGGGATAATAGCGTTAGCGTAGCTCTCAAGGAATGAAACACCAAAGCGATCAGGATCATGTATAGCTTGCAGTGCTCCAGTCAAACCCTCAAGAAATGTCTTAGATGTCAAGTTCTTTGTAATTGATAGAACCATGTCCATACTAAGCTCATCTAATTTTTGATCAGCTTTAGGTTTATTGTAGTACTCAAACATTGCTTCTGTTGCGTCCGTAAACACACCGAGCACTGATGCTAGGGGTTCAATACGAGCATATGAATACCAGCGATCACCAATCTTTAGAGAGTACTCAGGAATACCAGCGGCAATCATTCCCTCTCGCTGAGCTTTGTCTTTAGGATAAGCACCAGTAATATTACCAGACACTACATTC